GACCATGAAAAATATTCCGATGCTGGCTATCAATCACACGTATCAGGAACTTGGGTTATTTCCTAAGGCTGTTGTGTCTGGTGGTACCGGGATCTATTATTCAGCAGACAATATCTGGATCATCGGTCGTCAGCAAGAAAAGACTGGTCAAGAGGTAACTGGTTACAACTTTGTTATCAATGTGGAGAAGTCGCGATATGTTAAAGAGAAATCTAGAATCCCTATTGGAGTTTCTTGGGAAGGTGGTGTTCAAAGATACAGTGGTCTACTTGACGTTGCTATTGCTGGTGGGTTTGTTATTAAGCCAAGTAATGGGTGGTATCAGCGTGTAGATACAGATACTGGCGAAGTATTAGGTACAAAGGTACGTACTAAAGATACTCTAAACGCTGAGTTCTGGGAGCCTATCTTCGAGACAACTAATTTCGCTAAATTCCTTGAGAAAACCTACAAGGTAGGCTATAATAGTGAGATTGATCCGCAAACAATCGTAGAGGCAATATAAGTGAAAGATTTAGATTTAGATAAACCGAACGAGCATATCGATTATCAATTGGTACCGTCGTTCGAAAACGAAGACCAGACGTGGGACGTAAGGATCTTGCGTGAGCCGTTTGGTGGCACGACTATCCGTTTTGGCAACATTGCCTTGGATGGTGAGACCCAAGAGTTAAAGTTTAACTTTGACGTAATTGAAACCTTAGATGAATCTGTTAGTAATGTAGACAATACAGAACTACAGGAGTTTGCGGCTGATGTATTACAAGACATTCTAGTTGCTGCTATTAATGATGGTACTTTGAAAACTAAGGAACAAGATGGAAATCAATCTTCAACAGACGATTCTACGCAATCTACTGACTAACGATGAGTACACTCGCAAGGTTGCAGCATTCCTGCAGCCCGATTACTTCGAGGGAGTGTATCGCTCCCTATTTGTTGAGTTTACAAAGTATATCGCCAAGTACAACAATCTTCCTACTAAAGAAGCGTTTAAGATTGAGATAGATTCTGTCGATCGTATGACTGACGAGCACTATCGTCATGCTATGGATATCTTACCTAACATCTTCGAGTACCAGAAAGAAGATCTCAAGTGGATGCTTGATAGCACCGAGAAGTGGTGTCAAGACCGTGCGGTATTCAATGCCGTGATGGAGTCTATTCAAGTCATCGAAGGTAAGCATCAAGTGCTCAGCAAGAATGCTATTCCCGACATCTTGAGTAAGGCGTTAGCTGTGTCATTCGACACTAACATCGGTCACGATTACTTAGAGAATGTTGATGAGCGATTTGACTTCTATCACCTCGACGAAGAGAAGCTCGAGTTCGACCTAGATTATTTTAACAGAGTGACCAAAGGTGGATTACCGAATAAAACCCTCAACATCGCTTTGGCTGGCACTGGTGTTGGTAAGTCTTTGTTTATGTGCCACTGTGCCGCATCATCCCTTACCCAAGGGAAGAACGTACTGTATATCACCATGGAGATGTCAGAAGAACGTATTGCCGAACGCATTGATGCTAATCTACTGAATGTGCCGATCGATCAGTTGGATAAGCTATCTAAGGATATGTTTACCGATCGTGTTGGAGAGGTATCGCGCAAGACTACTGGTAAGTTGATCATTAAGGAGTATCCGACAGGTGCTGCTCATGCGAATCACTTCCGTGCGTTGCTTAATGAATTGAAACTGAAGAAGAACTTTACGCCAGATATTATCTTTATCGATTATTTGAATATCTGTTCGTCATCTCGTATGAAAGGAATGGGCGGTGCTATTAACTCGTATTCTTACATTAAGTCTATTGCTGAAGAGCTACGTGGGCTTGCCGTCGAATTCGACGTGCCGGTCGTGTCAGCAACGCAGACGACTCGTTCAGGTTTCAATAATGATGACGTTGGGCTTGAGGATACGTCCGAGTCTTTTGGACTACCCGCAACCGCCGACTTCATGTTTGCACTTATCACTAATGACGAACTCAAAGGTCAGAATCAGATCTTAGTTAAGCAGTTGAAGAACCGGTACAATGATCCTGGAATGCATCAGCGGTTTGTTATTGGTGTAGATCGTGGTAAGATGAGATTGTTTGACGTTGACCAAAACCAGTCAGCACTAAATAAAGACGAAGACAATGGTCCAGCGTTCGATAATTCCAAGTCTGGTTCAAGGGTGTCAGCAGAGAAATTCGAAGGCTTCAAAATGTAAAAGGAGAGCCTAATGGATTCAATCACCCACACAATAATAGCAGTTGGGTTGTTAGCTGTAGCATTTTATGTAGGAAAGTGGGCAGGAAAACGTGAAGGGATTGAGGGCGTACTAAGTTATTTAATAAATTATGGAGCATGTACAGAAGATGATATCGAAAGAGCAAACGATCGTTTCTCAGACGAGCACGACCGATAAGAAGACATTCGTATGTCCTGTTGTAGAGGTCGAAGGTGAGTTAGCGCTCGAGCTTAGTGATGAGTTACTCGACCAGCTAAACTGGAAGGTCGGTGATGAGTTAGTATGGGAACGGATCATGGATGGCCGTTACTCGTTGAAACTGGTGAGAAAATAATGAGCGAAGTGACTATACGCAACAGCGACTTCCTTAAAGTGTTAGAGAGCTTCTCCGATGAGATGCTGTCTAAGCCTTCGTATAACGACGAACAATATTGGACGTACGTTGATGAGGGTGACGTAGAGAAAGGCGAGTACTACTGCTCTGAGACCTATTTGAAAGAGTGTTTATCGCGCGATGAGTTAGTTGGGGCTCCTGACCGATACTTTGCACAACCAATTGCTAATATGGTGCGCAAAGATCCGGAAACGTGGAAGCCTTTTATGCAGAAGGTTAAGTACGACTTCGCACAAGAGCTCGGAGCTCACACTTCGGCCTTGTTGTCATACTATCCGCCTGGTGGTTTCGTTGGGTGGCATACTAACTTCGATGCCAATGCGTACCAGATATTATTCACTTGGTCGGAGACTGGCGATGGGTATTTTAGGTACTATGACAAAGCGCAAGATAAGATTGTGACAATTCAGGATAAGCCGGGTTGGCAGTGTAGACACTTCTACTTTGGCGCAGGCGACGAACCTGACCTACATTGCTGGCATTCTGCATATGCTGGATGTCAACGCATCACATTAGCATACAAGTTCGTTAATGGTGGTAGCGTGAACAACCCTGAAGATGCTATGGCACGTCAGATGCGTGATATGTTAATTGAGGAGATTGAAAGTGAGTAAGTATTTAATCTACAGTAGCCCTGGATGTGGTTACTGTTTACAAGCTAAACGAGTTTTAGCAAGTAAGGGATTGGAGTATGATTATATAGACCTGGTTGATGTAGATGATGCTGATAAAGCTCAACTACAAGAATCAGCAGGAAGACCTTTTCGAACTGTCCCTCAAATATTTAAAGAGACTGACCAAGGATTGCAATATATCGGCGGTTACACGGATTTGATGGCTTACTTAAAAGCATAACTAAATACTTGACTAACAATATGGAGAACTAAAATGATTGATGTAGATAAGAAAAAAATTGCTGGAGTGATTAAAGAGTTATCTGACTCTATGACACGCGTAGATGCTGAGAAGGAACTGCAGCGCGACATTATCCAGATCACATTCCAGAACGAAGGCTTCGACAAAAAGAAGCTGCGCAAGATTGCGACAATTTATCACAAACAGAATGCTACTGAAGTACGTACGGAAGCCGATGAGGTTTTCGAGCTGTATGAAGAGTTATTCTCGTAACCACTAGGAAGTATAGATGTTATTAACGGCTGGATGCAGCTTCGTTTGGGGTGATGAGTTGGACGGGTTCGATAACGATCCGCCAACTCATTGGCCGTCAACGTTTACCCATTTACTCTCNGACAAGCTAGAGATGCCATACGTTAATTTGGGAATGTGTGGTTCATGTAACGATCGTATCTTTCGAGATGTAATAGATCATTTGCATGACAGCGAAAAGGAAAACCCAACCCACATGGTCATACTGTGGTCAGCTTGGCAGCGAAACGAGATTGTTGAAGAAATGCCTCTAGAAAGAGCGCTGCATATGGGGTTAGGTATGCCTTATAACCACGTACAGTTTTCGCCTCAGAGAATCAAATTAATTAATAAAGGCGCACGGCGAGATCACCTAACCGAATATTATGAGCGCTATTATGATTCTAAAACAGACATTAGTCACGGTATAACTAAGATGAAGTCTATGGAGGTTATCTGCGATGCGATGGGGATTAATTTGATACAAGGAGTATTCCATGCCAGGATGTATCAGAATATACTCAAAGTATTGACTAACACCCCATCTAACCCAGATGCTGACGATCGTAACATACAAGAATACGTCCCAGAGTTTGCTTCATGGTTGAAGAAAAGTGTCATATCGTTGAAGGATACCAGTCGCGTTGGTTTAGGTAGACATCGTGATCTGTTTAACATAGCTCGGTCGCTAGGAGACCTCAAGGAGTTTGATCACCCCGGTGAGCGATCTCAAGTGGTGTTCGCTGACTTCCTATATAAACAATTCAAGGAGATGTGACGACCATACTCACATTACGGAATGACTGCGCCGTGTGCACACTAAAAGACAGTCCCAATTTTAGAATAGACATTCAGGGTTGCGTTCAGTGTGGTCACCCCCAGAATGAACGGTAAATGTCCTATCTCGTCACTAAGGAGTAGCTACCTTGTAAGACGCATTCGACAGACCCTGCCAAATCCTAGGCTATCGGGCAATAAAAATGAGTGTCTATTCTAAAGCATATTCTACGGAGTATGCTCAGTCCTAAGGATTTAAAATCCTGGGCAGATTAATCACCGTGCGTGAGACTCGTTTCGGTTTGATTAGCGGCGGGTGGAAGCCCCGCACCTATTTTCGGTGATGCGCACCGCTTTGTCTCATCAGAAGACATTCCGCTT